TAGAATTTCAGTAAAGAAGGATTGATCAGTTCAGAAATTTTCATTTGAGCAGATGTTGCCCAAGTGAATATTTGTCCCTTAGATGGTTTACTCCTTGGGAGTACCACTTTTTGTTTTCTTTTTGTAGTATCTGTTTTGAATTTTGGACGACCATTAGGATTTGGAGGAGTTGGAGTCTTTGGTAATCCACCTCCGGGCTCTAATACTTCTGGATGACTTGGATCTACATCGTCAACAAGATCGGTAATGCTAAGTTCACCCTTTTGTAGTGAAATCTTCTTGAACTCAAACTCTTGATTTCCACTATGGAATGGGTCTGATTTAAGGGGTTTCTTCCCGCTTCTTCGCTCTCTCTGCTCTTTCTTGATTCGAGCAGATTCAATTTGATCACTTTCACCGAGACGCTCTCTGATTGTTTCGTAGCTGATAATGTTTCTGTCCGCCAGTTGAATTAGTAAATTCTTTTCTGAGTTTTCATCAGAAAGGATCATGTGATCAAAATGTACAGTTGCAGGAGAAGGAAAGCCCATAGCCAACTGGACTTCTTTTATTTCTTCATCCCAAAATTCTAATAAAAGATTACGCCCATATTCGAGCTGCTCTATTAAAGTTTTTAATCCAATGAAATTATTAGTAAAACCACCACTCTGTCCAGAAGCCCCAGTTAGAGTCGCGGGAATTCCAAGGCCCCCATAAATACTGCTTAATACTGGCTGATATTTTTCACTTCCTAGAAATTTATAAACTTGACTATTACTTTCTAGGAATTCAAGCTCGGGACCCCAAACTAGATCCATAACACCGCCGCCAACATTTGACGCTAGAATATTTCTCAAGCGGTCAATGCCTTGCTTTGTTGGGGCGATTTTGTGCTCAAGGCTCCCGAGTCTCCAAAGCCGAATGTTCGAAATAGCTCCGTCTAAAGCCGCCATATCTGCCAATTTCATCTTTTCCAACATGACAATATCGTCTAAGATTGCATGTATCATGGGTCTCGCCCAGACTTGCCAGTCGTCCTTCTTATAAAAGAAGGTCCTGATCTTTGACATATCTAAGTCAACATACTCTTGGCCAGATTCTATTGCGTCTTTTATCGAAGAAGGAACTTCAGATAATGATGTCTTATTGGTTTGATCGGTAAACATTCGCTGAATCTGCTGAGAGAGCTTCATGCGATATTCTGGCTTCCCAATAAATGTCCCGGCATATTTTCCTTTTACTGATAAACTGGTTGGGTTTAAAAAGTCGTATTTAAAAGGAATTTCTCTTTTTATGTAAGGCTGATCTTTAATTGGAAGATCGGCGGCCTTACTCATTTGCTTTTCTATTCTCTTGGTGATTTTACCAGATCTCTTATAGATAAATACATTACCAGTTCTATAGAGAGTATTCAAAAATCTTTCTGATCTTTCATCCCCAGAGATTTTCTTCCACCAAGTTCGGTAAAACTTTTGAATCTTTTGGTTCGTATGATTTAGGGTAATTCCCTGTGAGGCAAAATTTCCCATTAAGTCAATAATTTGCTTAATGATACCGACTTTATCGTATGCCTTCATACACATCTGAATTACGTATTGAATTTCACCATTTGGGTCTTCAGTTGTTCTGAATCTATAATAGTCATCTTTCCTAAACTCCGTCCTTACGGATATATTAGGCTCAATATCTAAATATGATCGACGACTGGCGGATGCAGATAAAACTCCATCGTAAGCTTCAGTTTGCTCTGCGGTTGCGAAATTTTGTTCTGTCATAGATTAGACCAATTGAATTGTAATTTAAATGAAATTGATATTCTAATATACGCCGTCCATCGCTTCAGTAAACCAAGCGGGTCCTAAATATGGTTTGCCTTTAGACTCTGACTTTATCGAGTCGGCGAAGCCACCATGAGAGTTATACTCAATAGGAGTCTTGCGAAAAGAAAGAGTTCTCGACGCCATATTCGCCATTAAAAGAGCGGAATATCGGTCTTTTCTCATTCGTTTTTTCTTGCCGACGCCAATTTTTACTTCTGGCGTATCCCATCGATCTCTTCCACTTGTTTGTGTCTGAGTAATTTCTATTAATGACATTTCATCTTTTAATGCTTCTATTTCAAGAACGCAATCCTCAAGAGTGTCATAAAGACGATTGGCTTTTTTGTCATCTTCAATAGATAATCCAATAGTGATTGCATCATATCGAGGGAAAATTAAAACCCTATCTTCTAAGTCTTTTCTTAGACCGTGGTTCGCTTCGCTATACCAGTCGTATTTAGCAAAATTACACATTTCGAGAATGTGAAGGCCGGATTCATCATCAGAGGGTTTTTCTTTATCTTCTTCTATAATCGGCCAAATTGGAATTTCTCCTCTTCTTAGCTGAGTGGTATCGTGCAAGGCTTCAGAAACAGAAACCCCACCACCCTGAGAGTCAATTGCAATATGAGAAATATTGAACACAGACATTAAATCTCTAATTTTTCTAGCACAGTAAGAATAGAAGTTATTGTCTGATACTAACCCTCTTTGAACTTTTTCGACGTGTTCGCTACGAGTCGTTGTCCAGCAATATTTAATTCTTCTGTGGTCTTCATGGATTTCTAGAATAACAATACTAAAATTGTCTACTTCCGATGCTGGGTCAACCCCCATAACATACTGTCTGCCCGGAACTCCAGATGTTGCCGCGTCAAAATAGACTTGACCTGACGGTAGATCAATTGGCTTAATATCAGTACCAACGCAAGATTCAATTAAACTTCTTTTGAAGAAACCTTGTGAGTCTTTGGCAAATACAGCTCCAAATTCCATCAAGAAAATACCGCTATGCACAGTCGCCTTAGATCGAGCGATCTGACCTTCGTCCATGAACCCCTTTGGCGAAAGTTCCACCGGCACTCTTATAATTGAATAATCACGCCAGTCGAAAGAGGCTGGAGGTTCCTCATTATTAAATACGTCGGTCTGGAGCTTGTGTAGATCTCCCTTACTCTGAATAATCGCTCTCCATCTTTTCCAATACTCAGCAAAATGATTAAAGTCATAGTATGCAGTACCAGAAATAATAATTTGATTACTTTTTGACTTCAAGCCTTCCGGAGTAATTTCTCCCTGTATGTCAACACCTAAAGATTCCGCCATTTTTTGTTTCGCAACAGCTTTTACGTTTTCCGCAGGCGAAGCTGAAACAGCGGCGAAGCCCGCAATAACGATGTTTTCCATGTAATCGTAAAGGTACTTACTCTGCCTAAACGCAGAACCAACTACCACGACTTTTCTATTCGGAATCAATAACGCTCGCAGCATTGAATAAACTGACAAAAGCCAAGTTTTACCAAAACCTCGGGTTGCGACGAGCATTGGAAATTTACGTATCCACATTTCCTTCAATATCAAGGCTTGAATTGGAAGTATTTCAATGTTTAAAATATGCTTGCACGTAAAGCTGAAGAAGTCTGGATTCATAAAAATCCAAGCCAACTTCATATGAAATTCTTCAGGATCATCCGTTTTTAAAATATCAAAAGGGTTGATGATCTCAGAGTTCTTCTTATCAATATTTAGCCAAGCGTCATTTAGTGACTCGGCGATTTCTTTTGTTAATTTGCCTGACATCTCTGTACTTTCTTTCAGTTAAAACTTCATCAGCAAATCCATATTG